TGGAATGCGACCGATGTAAGCCTCTTCATAAGAGTTACCTCCCCCAATTAAAAGAAACAAAAACATGGATGTTTCTTTAATCATCTTTTTTCACACAAATTTGTTTAAAATAAACTTCACCAAAAACAGTGATAGCTGGTCCTTTAGGAGGTCTTGCCTCAATATTAACCCATTGACAATCCATAGTTTTTTCGGCATGTGCTTTAGCATAAAAAAAATCTATATTTTTAACAGTCCATATGTTAAGGATGGCTCCTAAAATTAATGATTCTAACATTGGTTAGCTCCTTCTTTAAGTTTACAAAATATATATTTATGGTTTTGAAAATGGACACAGTTTTGAACATGTATGGCTTTCATAGAATTACCACCATAATCAAATTCAGAATCCATTTCAATATCTAAATGATCAGGAACCGAAATGTGAATTCCTTTTTTGTAGTCAGTATGTTCTAAAGAATCATCTCTATATGACTGAGCATATTTTCTATCCCCACATACTAACAAAAAAGGCGCCCATCTAGGTTCTATCATGAGTGGCCTCACCATTTAATAAAGACTTTTTAAATTTGTCTATACTTAACTTTTTTTCGGACGCTAAGTAAGCCACATATTCGTTCACTAATTTAGTGATCATTCCTGCAGGTGCTCTATATTTAATACCACACAACCCCTTTAATAAAGCATGTGTTTCAACAGGCACTGCGACACTTTTAAATTTTTTAATATCCATCATTTCTCCTTTCATTTTAATCATGGCAAAAACAAGTATCGGTGGATTGATCGTACTCAAACAAATCTAATTGACTCTGTGTTTGATGCAATAAACCTCTGTAAGAAGCACGATCTTTCCTAAATTTGTGGGCAAGCTGATTCCCACCAATTTTCTTTTCTTCTTGAGCGATCCACCAATCAGCTAACTTAGGGTCGCTCTTCATGATATTCATGATTGTATTTTTTCCTTTTAAGAAACACATATCACAATTACCTTGCGGTGTTTTACCACCGATATTTGGTAGACGCAGATCAAACTCATTGTCTGTCCAAAACTTAAACACGTCACGAACAGTGACCCGTGCTTCGTGCAACGGAGCTTCTGTTTCCCAACGTTCTTTCTTCTTCCGGTTATGTATTCTAGCTACTCTATGTCTTTCATCGTAGCGTAGCCCAACATAATTATTCCAATATTCAAAATCTTTCCAAAACATACAATAAGCACGCATTGCTTTTATTTTTAAATAGCTTGTACAGTACCTGGTAACAGGGTTTGGTAAAAAAGCTTTGCTATCAATCAATCTTTCAAAAGGTTCGCCTTTACGACTAGCTGTTTCATAATTTACAACATCAAGATTATGTTCTGAATTTTCGTTCCACTCTATCCATACAATTGGTACATTCCATTTATCAGAACATTCTTGTACAAAGTCTAAAGTTTGTGGCATTTCTTTACCTGTATTAGAAAAAACAACAGGCAAGTCTTCCGGTAGTTTATTATCATATTCATCTAAAATTTTTCGTAGCATATAGCCACTTGTTCTTCCTCCAGAAAAACTAATGACTCCTGGGGTTTCTAATTTGTATGCACTCATATAATCACCATAGTAAAGATTGCTATTACAACCAATACTAACTTAGGAAACATAAACATTAAAGCACCGACTAATATCCACAAACTAGGGTATTTCATTATCTCTACCTTCAAGTTCGCCATCAACAAAACGATTAGCAATATCAATACCTAAATCTTTTATTTGATTTACATATTTACCTATTTCAGAAGTATTTCTAATATCCTCTCCGTCTAACGTGGTGCTTGGCATAGAAGATAACAAATCGTCCATTTCTTTAACAAAATGTAAAAATGCAGTAGATTTAGTTTTTAATTTCATTCTTCATTTCCTTCATAATCATCAATCATAGATTCTAAATCAGATTCTTTTAAATGCCAAAAATCTTTATTATGGTATTTGGGATAATGCGCTTCAAAATAGGTAGCACCACCATTACCATCATTCCATATAGAACCCTTATTGGTTTTGGCTTCATACCCTAAACCCCTATTTGTTTCAAAATATCGTACATTTTTTACTTTTATCATTATACGTACACCTTGGTCTTGACTTCATATAATTTAGATTTTTCTTTTAAAAACCGCGCAGACAATTCACCACACAAAAGATTAGCTTGTGTTTGTGTAATTCTGCCAGAGTCTTGAAACTCGTAAATTTCATTTACAAAATAATGCATAGTTTCTAAGCTTACATGCTTCTCTTTATCTATTCTTTTCTTATACTCTTTTATCATTTAACCTCCTTGTTGATGATAAACAACAGTATCGTATAGACATGGGATATGTCAAGCAATATTGACAAATAGATGTAATTTGATACTTTTTAATAAGAAAGGAGTAAACATGGAACCCTTAATTGCACAAAAAATGCTTTTAGAATCACAATGGAATGCAAGTTATACTACAACCGGTGTATATTCTATTGAAATGAAACTTTTAGAACAAAAAATTGATGCTATAAAAAAAGTTTTAATTTTAAAAGATATTAGTAAAGCAAAACAAATTAGGTAGCTTCTCCAAAGTCTTTGCCTAACGCAATGTCCACCACACTTGGAACTTTCAGTTCTACGCAACTCTCCATCTCTTTCACGATTTTATCTACTTGCTCTTGATTCTCAATATTAAAACATAACTCATCATGTATTTGTAATAAAGGTGTAAAACCAATTTCATCGCACGCTACAATTGCTTGCTTAGTTTGATCTGCCGCAGATCCTTGAATTAATCTATTTAAAGCTTTGTAAGTATACGCACGTTTTATATTGCTAGCTCCATATTTAGCAGAAGCGTTCTCAAATGTTTCTGGGGTATGTATACCAAAATCTCTTGTTTCCCACATATCAAACCTACACTTACGACCTAGTTTTGTTCTAATTACACCCTCATCATTTGCTTTTTTCATACAACGATCAGAAAGTTGCTTAACAAAAGGCACTTTGTTATTGTACTTATTAATTAAATCTGTAGCTTCTTTAAATTCTAACCCAAGCATATTAGCTAATTTATTTTTACCCATACCATACATCAAACCTAAACCAATAGTCTTTGCTTGTTTTCGTTCAATGCCACAAATGTCCGCTACAGTTTGATGAAAATCTGCGTCAGCATTAGCGTAAGCCTCTACCAATTCCTGAGAACCTTGATACCCTTCTCCAATTGAAGCTGCATAATGAACTACAAGTCTTGGTTCTTGCTGTGAGTAATCAAAACTACCCCATTGACAACCCTCATCTGGTAAAAACAATCCCCTTATCAAAGGACCAAATTCTTTATTTCGTGCCGGTAATTGTTGTAAGTTTGGACTGGACATAGATAATCTACCACTTACTGTACCTCCAGTATCTGAACGTAATTGATTTATTTCACCATGTATTCTACCTTTATGCTCAAACTTCATAATAGAGTTTAGAAAAGTATTATGAAATTTATTTACTTCTCTAGCTTGCACAATTAATTTTGATATCTCGTGGTTGCTATTAACTAACCAATTTTGAGTAAAACTTGGTTCCCCCGACTTAGGGGTTTTAGGGTATTCAATACCAAGTTTATCAAAAGCAAAACCTATTTGCCGTGCTGCCCAAATATCAACATCTTTACCTGTTAATTTTTTTATTTTATGTAAAATAGTTTCTTCTTTAGTAATAAAATCTTTTTTTAAAAGCTCAGCTTTTCCCTTGTCTACCCTAATTCCTTTTTTACGCATTTTTATTAAAATTGGCAGTAACTTACTTTCTAATGCCCAGATTGTTTCTAAATTTTGGTTATATATTTCTGTTTTAAAGCGTTGCCATAAAAGATACGTGAGCCGTGCATCTTGTTCTGCGTAATATCCCACATGTTCTGCCGGTAACATCCACATTTCTCCTTTTGGATCTACTCCATGCGCTTTGGCGGCTTCTCTTAAATCAGTTTCCGCTTTTAATTCACCTAAATAATCTTTAGCTAAGGCATTTAATCTATATGTATATCTGTTCTCATCAATCAAAGCACCTGCAATCATTGTATCTACAATAGGACCCTTGACATCTATTCCGTAAGCTTGCAGCCAACCTACATCGTATTGAGCGTTATGAAATATTTTTGTATTTGGTAAAGAACAAACATCATGCATGTACTGTAGCACTTGCTCTTTAATTAAATTACCACCTCCAAAATGACCGAAGGGATAATAGCCTTCCCAACCTTCGGTAGCAACTGCAAAACCAATAATCTCTCCTTTATTAGTTGCCCAACCTGCGCCCTGCCCATTATTAATACCCTCATCTCTTGTTTCTAAATCTATAGCAATTTCATTAGCATCAGATAAGTCTTTGTAATCACTTGGTGCGGACCAAATGTGTTTTTTAAAATTAAATGTTAACTGTAAACTTGTCATTGTTCTGCCTGCATTATAGCGTTCCCTATCTCAAATTTCATTAGAATAATCTCTTTCTTTAATAAACTCTAAGTAGTGAATTGCTTTGTCAATATCTGCAGCTCCTTTACCTGTTGGCTTATTATGTCTACAAATATATTTAATGACATTACCTTCTGCAAACAACAAACGATTTTCATTAATAAACTTTATTGGTTGAATTTTTAAAAGTTTATAATGCGGACTTCCTTTTTTATATAGGCTCATAATTTTCCTTTATCTCTTGTAATAATTGTTCATATGTTAGTTTTGTTTTGTCTTCATCAAATTCTATTGTAAACAAGTACCGAGTTTCTGATAAATTAATAACCATGTGATCCATTTGATTATTAAATAAATACCGAGCACCCGGTGTATACTTTAATTCAGTAAAAGTATGAGCTACTTCATCCTTACTTCTAAATAGACAATGACTTTCACTTAAATTGTAATCAATTAAATGGTTAATACACACACCCCGCATTGAATCTTTGTGCCAGTTATACACAGTATTAGGGGGCAATCTCAAAATGCCCCCTGTAAAAGTGTGTTCCTCATAAAGCCATTCATAAAAAGGATCTTTTGTAATTATGTTAGGAAATACACGAACTGCGTCAAAATTATAATATTTAATCCATTGAATTTTAGGACTT